CCATGGCATTGCTGAATTCAGTGCAAGCTCCAGTGATGGGTGTTGCTGTGCCGCCACGCCTACTGGCGGCGCCAGTAGCGCGTAGTACCCGTCGGAGAAGCGCCCTGTGCGCCCACGTGCTTGCTCAGCCTCTCCGGGCGTGAGGTTCCTTATTACGAGGGTTGCGCCCTCTCGCTCGAGCCGAGCTCCGATGTCTATCACGCAGGTGACGCCCGGTATGTTGCTGCCTGCCGCGGCCACCAGGGTGGCGACGATGTGGCCGGACATCGGGACGTCGCGACCGGACGAATACGACCGAGCCTGGCGGCCGGCTGATTCCATCTCGCGCATCCCCGCGGTCATGGCCCCTAGCGTGGGTGTGATTATTAGAATGCGCCCGAGGTCGGCGTTAACTGATTCGAGATGCGCCAGGGCCTCGCTTATCGTTAGGCCAGGAAGATCGTAGCGCGTGACGGCGTACGGCGTTGAGACCGGGACCGCACACACCGGGTACCCTGTGAAGGCGCGGCGCACTTCGGGTGTGGGTGTGGCCGTCAGCCCTATGTGATGACACCTTTGCCGCGACATGTAGAGCACGAACTGCATGTCAGCCGAACCCTCACTGACTTCGTCGAGCAGCACTAGGTCCGTTCGGGCGAAAACGAAGGCGCCGTATGAGATACGCGAGGCGAGGTAAGCGTACGTGCAGACAATGAATCCCGCAGCAGGCATCGATACACCGCGTTTGACCCACACCGCCTGGGTTTGCTCGGCGGCCAGCGCCCTGCGGGGCACCACCATGATTACGCGGGCATAGCACCTCATCGCGAGTCTTGGTAGCGCCCTGGACTTGCCTGTCCCCGTCGGGGCAGTCACGAGGCACCCTGAGTAATTGCGCAAAGACGGCAGTATACGGTCTTCCCATGTCGTCGCCCACACGTCGTTCTGCATGGCGCCACCCTGGAAGGTCCCAGGGGCCTCGATGAAGGTTGCTGTTACCGCCATCAACGCTAGCCTCTCGATCAGTGCGCCGCAGGCGCGCAGGGCGTGATGCGGCACGAGTGGCACCAACACATCGTCCGGGATGATGTCGACAAGGAGATACACAAGCCGCTTGAACGGCATGTTCACGTCCCTTGGTGACAGCGAGGCGATCGCGAGTGAAGGTTCGCCAGTGCCGGCCCAGACGACGCCGCTGAGAGCGCCGTACAACAACACAGCGTCCTGATAGAAGAGCCGGTACGTCATGTGCACGAGGCGGAGCACGGGGTAGTACTTGAACTGGTTGAATCCATAGATCGTGAGAGAGAGAAGCACGAGCGCCCATTGGCAGCGCGCTATGGCGACTGCTTCGGCCCCGGGTGAGACGTCGGGCCCCCTCCTGACGTAGCCTTCTATGTCGGTCAAGAGCCCGAATGGCCCCGCTTGGAGTACCGAGGTGATGGCCCTGACGTCAGTAGGCCTCCCCATCGCAAACCAGGCAAATTGCTCCATCGGGAAAGTGTATGTTTCCTGTGGACGCACCCTGCCCAGGCCCGGTCGCTCACCCTGCAGCGCTGCCACACCGATATCGTGCAAAGCATCGCGCACATCACGCATGCTCTTAACCACCGCCGCCTCGGTCAGAAGGTACGTCGACCACGCGGATGGCATGCTTGCGTACGTGTGAGCCGGCAGCGACCTGTAGTGGAGTTCGAGCACGCGCGTATACGTCGGCATCGGACGTCTCTTGAGATAGGACGCCCCGCCCGACCCCTTTCGTATAACGGATTGTAGAGCCCGCCCGTCGGAGGCTAGAGCAAGGTAGAGGTCGTGTAGGTGCGAGGTCAGCAGCATGTGCCCGAGGAGGCGCTCGTAAAGATCTCGCGGCGCTGTCCCCCGGAGCACAGCGGTCTGGCGGAGCGCGATGCTGGCTGCGTCGTGCACGACGGCGAACTCCGGCACGACCATGGCGGGCAGCAGAGCCCAGTCGTCAGCGTAGGCAGACGGATCTCGCAGTGTCTTCTTACAGAAAGTCAGCCCTTCCAACGTGTCGCTGACCTCTGAGAAGCGCACGTGCTGATCGAAAACGCGTGTTATGTGGGCGCCGAGGGCTTCTGTGTCTATGTCGATCACGGCGCTATTCCAGTGCATCGTCCCGTCGTCAGACATGTTGATAATCAGAACGGTCTCCAACACGGTCTTCTCGTCCTTGTCGGTCACCGCGGCGATGCCAGCCACAAGAGTCATGAGGACCGCCATGCTGTTGTCCAGCGATACCGATGTGCTGCCCGTGCTAAAACCTCGCCGCTTCGGGTAGA